ACGTTAAATGTTCCTTGAACGTGTTGTGCTCTACCTGCTGCAATTGTTCCTTCACCTTCAGCATGCGAATAATATCCTGATGCTGTTGTTTGATAACCTTCAGCGTGAGAACCAGGTCCAGATGCTGTTGTCGCTTGTCCTTCAGCGTGAGAATATAATCCAGATGCGATTGTTGAAGCACCTTCAGCGTGAGAATATAATCCAGATGCCGTTGTATTATAACCTTCAGCGTGAGAATAATATCCAGATGCCGTTGTTAAATATCCTTCAGCGTGAGAATAATTTCCTAATGCCGTTGTTGCATAACCTTCAGCGTGAGACATATCACCAACAGAAGTTGTATTAAATCCTTCAGCGTGAGAACCAACACCAATTGCATAACCTCCAGCAAAATCATTAGCTTGATCTCCACCTTCTGCGTGAGAGTTAACACCTTCAGCTATTGTTTTGTATCCTTCAGCGTGAGAAGCATATCCTGATGCCGTTGTTGTATTACCTTCAGCGTGAGAAACATATCCGGACGCCGTTGTTGATCTACCTTCAGCGTGAGAATAATTTCCAGATGCCGTTGTGTAATAACCTTCAGCGTGAGAACCTAAACCAACAGAAGTCGTCTGAATACCTTCAGCGTGAGAACCATACCCGGAGGCTGTTGTAGATGAACCTTCAGCGTGAGAATAATTTCCAGATGCAGTTGTAGAATTACCTTCAGCGTGAGAACTTTGACCCAATGCCGTTGTGTAATTACCTTCAGCGTGAGAATAATTTCCAGATGCCGTTGTCTGAATACCTTCGGCGTGAGAAGCACTACCTATAGCTACTGAGTAATTACCTTCAGCGTGAGAACCATTACCAACAGAAGTTGTCTGAATACCTTCAGCGTGTGAACTTTGACCCAATGCCGTTGTTCCAATACCTTCAGCATGAGAATAATATGCGGATGCTGTCGTTAAAGAACCTTCAACGTGAGAATGATATCCAGATGCCGTTGTTAATCTACCCTCAGCGTGAGAATAATTTCCAGATGCCGTTGTTCCTTCACCTTCAGCGTGAGAATAATTTCCAGACGCAACGGTATTATAACCTGACGCAGTTGAATTTAAACCACTTGCCGTTGAACCAGTTGTTCCAAGAACGATTGAACCCTCAAATGTTCTGGTACCACCACTATTTGCTGCAACAACTTGTTTTAACTCAAGTTTGTTATCACCATTTACAATTACGGTAACACCATCAGCATCAGCAAGACCATCAATTTCATTTTCTAATGATGTGTCAGCACTTGCTCTTACACTTTCTTCAGTTGAAACTCTTGAATCCAATGATCCTTCCGCACTTTCTGCTCTTGAAGTTTCAGAAGAAACTTTTGAATCTAATGAGCCTTCAGCAGATTCTGCTCTTGAAGTTTCCGTAGAAACTTTTGAATCTAATGAACCTTCAGCTGACTCAGCTCTACTAACTTCTTGAGAAATTAAAGCTTCAAGTGAATCGTCACCTGATTCGTTACTTGAAATTCTCGCAGATAATGAATCTTCAGCTGACTCCGCTCTTGAAGTTTCTGTAGATACTTTACTGTCTAAAGAACTATCAGCAGATTCTCTGTTTGAAACCTCAGTAGAAATATCAGATGAAATCTTAGAATCCAATGAACCTTCAACACTTTCAGCTCTTGACGTTTCGTTAGAAACTTTTGAATCTAATGAAGTTTCAGCTGAATCTCTTTTACTTTCTTCAGTTGAAATTCTGGACTCAAGCGAATCTTCAGTACTTTCCGCTCTTGATGTTTCTGTAGAAACTTTTGAATCCAAAGAACCTTCAGCGGATTCCGCTCTACTAACTTCTTGAGAAATTAAAGCTTCAAGTGAATCATCACCAGATTCGTTTTGAGAAATTCTAGCAGATAATGAATCTTCAGCAGATTCTGCTCTACTTGTTTCAGAAGATACTTTACTGTCTAATGAACCTTCAGCAGATTCTGCTCTTGAAATCTCGTTAGAAACTTTTGAATCCAATGAACCTTCAGTAGATTCTGCCCTTGAAGTCTCGTTAGAAACTTTTGAATCTAATGATCCTTCAGCACTTTCAGCTCTACTTGTTTCGTTAGAAACTTTTGAATCCAAAGAACTATCAGCAGATTCTCTGTTTGAAGTTTCAGAAGAAACTTTTGAATCCAAAGAACTATCAGCAGATGCTCTGTTACTTTCTTCAGTAGATACTCTAGAATCTAATGAACCTTCAGCAGATTCTGCTCTTGATGTTTCTTGAGAAATCAACGCTTCCAATGAATCATCACCTGATTCGTTACTTGAAATTCTTGCAGATAATGAATCTTCAGCAGACTCAGCTCTACTTGTTTCGTTAGAAACTTTTGCATCCAATGAATCGTCACCAGAAACTCTGTTTGAAATCTCAGCAGAAATTTCAGAAGAAATTTTTGAATCTAATGATCCTTCAGCACTTTCAGCTCTTGAAGTTTCAGTTGAAACTTTTGCATCCAATGAATCGTCAGCAGATTCTCTTGTACTTTCTTCAACAGATACTCTGTCGGTTAATGAGCCTTCAGCCGATTCGGCTCTTGATACTTCAGACGATAAGTCTGCTTCAAGAGAATCATTACCTGATACTCTGTTTGAGATTTCAGTTGAAATCTCGGATGAAATTTTGTTATCCAATGAACCTTCAGCTGATGTTGCTCTGGACGTTTCATTTGATACTTTCGCATCCAATGAAGCATCACCAGAGATTCTGCTAGAATCCTGACTGGATAAGGTTGAACTTAACTCCGCGATATCCGTAATTGTTAAACCGGATGGAGTTAAAATCGTTGCGTTCGTCAGCAATAAGTCGGACTGACGGTCTAATACAATTTTAGTTTCTGCCATTTTTTAATTTTTAAAATGATAGTTTATTCTGTATCTCTTTATACAGCATGTTTTTCTGGATACGTATATACATACGGATATGTGATATGTGATATTGGATATGTGATATAGATACTAGTTACCCGCATCCCTGCCGATACATTATATAAATATGCGGTACTTTACAAAAAGTCACTAATTGTTTAATTTTTTTTTAAAAAAAATAAAAAAATGAGTTTTTTGTTGTTAATATCATTTATTTCAATTATATTTGTTGTCAGAAAAAAGAAATAAGGTCAGAAGCGTAATGCGGGACGGTACCCAAACCCTCAAGACACCACGGTCCAAGAGCAATTTGGACGCGAGAAGTTATAAGGTTGCATATTGTTGGTTCAAATCCAACTCTGACCTCAAAAAAATTAAAATAAGATGAAAGAAAAACATCAAGAAGCCATTGATGAAATTATGGATTGGTTTGACTTTGAAAGAGTTGTCAAAGTAATGGAGTTTTTAAACTGGAAGTGGATTACCGCCGAAGAAGGTGTACCCAGTATTGGTGAAATCAAAAAAACGGCCAGACGATTATTAAAAGAAGCGATTAAAAAGAAAACATCAATTGCAACCGGAGGATTCAAGGTGACTTATTTACCAAAAGAAGATTTTTTACATCTTGAATTTGTTATTAGTGAGTTTGATGCTGTAATCAAAAAGTAACCACTTGACTTATTAAATATTGTTTGTTATAATTATATAGAAAGTCAGTTAGCTCAACTGGTAGAGCAATCCCCAACCCTAAGAAGGGGACGTGCCGTAGGTTCAAGTCCTTCACTGACTTCACTTTTTCAATAAGGGGATGCCCGGCAGGTTTTTCAACTGGAAAAAACCGATATGACTACTCCTCGTTATCTTTAAGAGGGGGTGATATAGATACAAAAAAAGGGACTTTATTGTCCCTTTTTTTTGTTAGATACTTAATAACATATCCATTAATTCTTGTTGTGGAAACATATCCACCTTGTCACGTCTTGTATTTGTGTGGGTATACATTCCCTTAACTCTACCATAATAAGCATTCTCATTAAATTCAAAACCACCAGCACCATTCTTTCTTATTTCCTCAATCAACCCCTTTCTTACATCAATGTTATCTCTATTTGCAATAAATAAGATAAGATCTTTTAATACTTCCAACTGAGTGTCAGAATATCTATGCCAGGTTTTATGACCTCTAAATGGTTTATCCAATGTGGTAACGTGAGATTCAATTACTTCACCACCACCGTAGTTATAGAATTTATTGGCATCTTTTGCTACCCAGGTTTTTCCCTTTCTATAACCACCTTTAGTTACATAACCATAATTACATACTTCAATACCAACGGAACATTTGTGCATATGCATTGAACCGTTATCACCCAAATGCCAACCATAACCACCATCCGGTATACATTTAACTATTTCACCATCATATTGGTCGTTCTTTCCGTTACAAGCAGGACCACCCAATACAAACTCAGTTGCGATTCTACCTCTGGTGTCCTTTGCCCACATATCAACCACTTGGTATGGGTTTGGTCCACCGGCCGTGTGATGCAAGAACAAATATTCTTTATCTGTTGGTCCGGCCAAATATTCATCCTTTGGTAAAAAATATTGTTTGAATGACAATGTTTCGTTGTCTGAATTAAATTGTTCATTTAGATCAGTTGTTGCAAGTCCCATCGCTTCCCAAGTTTTTGGTCCAACAATTCCATCATCTTTTAACTTATTTTCTTTTTGCCATTTTTTAACGGCCGCTTCGGTTTTTGGTCCAAAGTCACCATCATCACTAAGTTTTAAAAATCTTTGCAAGATTTTCACATTTTCTCCTTTACTTCCAAGTTTTAAAATCATCTTATTTGTTTTTTTGTTTTTTATTTTCTAAATAAATATATATTTATATGTAAATAAACTTTTAAAATTTAGAATTATGAATTTTACAAGAGAGCAAGTTTTGGGTATTGTTAGACACGTATTAACCTTCGCTGGTGGTATTGTAGTAGCCAAAGGAATTGCAGATGAAGCAACTGTAACTGAAGTTATCGGTGGTGTGATTACATTAATCGGTGCTATTTGGTCAATCGTTGCAAAAAAATAATTTTATTTAATTTTTTTAAATTTCCCCTTCTTAACCGGAGGGGTTTTTAATTTAACAGATATTTATTAATTAAAACAAAAATTATGGGAGATTACGTGGGAATTGTTGTTGCTTTTATTACTGGTGTTTTGGGTCCGTTATCAGTAATTTATTTAAAAAACTATTTGGACAAAAGAAAAAAGAAACCAGATATGGTTCACGACACATTAAGAGTTAGTGAATTAATTAATCAAAAAATTGAACATATCAAAGAGGAGTTTGATGCTGATAGGGTGTGGGTAACACAATTTCACAACGGAGGTAACTTCTACCCAACCGGAAAATCAATGGCGAAATTCTCAATTATGTATGAAACTGTAACTGCCGGAGTTAATTCAGTACAATCAAACTTTCATAATATTCCGGTAAATTTATTCTCAAAATCAATTAATGAACTATTGCAAAATGATGTCATTGAAATTGCGGATTTTAAAGATGATTCAATTGCGACCTTTGGTTTAAAGTATATCGCCGAAGAATCAGGTTGTCAATCAGGTTATTTATTTGCAATTAAAACAATTGATGAAAGATTCATCGGTACCTTGGGACTTGATTATACAAAGAAAAAAATAAAACTTGACATTGAATCAATTAATCATTTAATGGTTCACGCTTCTTCAATCGGTGGTGTTTTAATTTCACACTTGGAACAATGAGAAAAAGTCTAATTATTGAACGACTTATTAAAAAAATCAAAAACAAATTAATTTCTGAAAGAAAATCAGATCAACTATCATTATATATCTCAAGATTAATTATTAATCAATTTAAAAAGAAAGAAGATTTTCAACTTGAGGATCTTGAGTTTGAGAGGGGTGATGAATATGCCTTATTTAATTTATATTGTTATTTTATTGAAGATGAAAATCTAAACGAACCGTTCTCAATCAGAGCTGAGGCCGATATGGAAACAATGGAAATTGAAATAACATTCAACCCAAGTTATTTTCCGGATGTTATGCAAGATTTGGTTGGTGAAGTCAAGGAAACGGTTGAACATGAACTTGAACATATTGAACAACAAAACTTTGAGGATGTTGAATTGGCGGATAAAAGTACCGGTGAAGATTTTGTTGAATATTTAACATCAGACAAAGAAGTCCCAGCGTTTGTTAGAGGATTAATCAAAAGGGCAAAAACCAAAAAGATTTCATTGAACAAAGCAATGAACGAATGGTTTAATGAAAATTTCAGACAATTTAACGACCCTTCAACTGAATGGCCAATGGTTAAAGATGTGTGGATGGAATATGCCACCGAAATGCGAGAAAAAGAAAAAATCAAAAAATTTAATTAATTATTTTTTTAATTGAAAAAAAGTTCTTATATTTGTCCTTATATATAAATAAGGATATGACAAAGTTTGAATTGTGGCTCAAACGCCAATACAAGAGATTAAAGGTTAAATATTATATTTGGGAAAGAGGAAAGAGTTGGTTTAAAGCACCGGAGGATAAAACCGGTTATGAAAAAATAACTTGTTCAATTGTTAGACAATTGGTTAACCACCCAGATTCCAAATTCACAATGGCACCATTGTCCGGAAAAAGATATATTGTCAACAAAACCCTTGATATCTTTTTAATCATTGAAGGAAGCAAAGTTGAAATCACAAACCATGTTTATCATTATGTGACAACATTGGGTGAGAGGGACATTGAAAAAATCACCACACATTATGATAGGAAAGTTGAAAATCAACGAATCAGTCACGAAGAACAAATTAAATCACAAATATCCAATACCCTACAATCAATTTATGACAAAATCACAATCCAATCTGAAAATTAAAACATCAAAGGGTTTCGGTCAATTACATAATATATATGTTTCCGAACTTGGATTTTTGATGGTGAAAATTGAATATGACAACGGAACTTTTGTTGGTTATAACCTGGGCAAGTTTGACCCAGAAAATAATATAATAACAAACGAATTATTCAAAGATGAACTCATTGGATCTCCACGGGATTAAACATATTGAAGTTCAAAAACTTGTTGACAATTTTATTTGGGAAAATATGCAAAAAAAGATAAATGAGGTTGAAATCATAACCGGAATATCGGACCAGATGAAAGATATTGTTAAACAAACCGTTGAGGATTATAAAATGGAATGTACGGTGGATCCATTGAATGTTGGTAAATTAATTATAAAATTAAAATGAAAGAACTAAACGAAGAACAATTATTGAAATTATGTGAGATTGAACTCAAAAAAATGAAAAACCATAACATATCTTGTTTAATTTTTTCAATTATAATATTCGTCCAAGCTTTTTTGTTGTTGTTTGGTTATTTACCAATCACAATCTATCTTATAATACTTGGAATTATTATGTTGTTATATTATTTCCACGATTGGAAATTCAAAAAAGCTGACAAAAAACTTAAAGAAATTTTGGAAGAATTGGACAATAGAGTTTGATTATTAAAAAATGATTTTGTAACTTTGTTTTAAAATATAAAAAATGACAGAAAGAGAATTAATATTATTGGGTTTCCAAAAGGAAGAAATTAATGAATTTGAAGGCGACGATTCCTATTATTATGTATTGGACATCGCAAATGGACTGACCTTCATTACACCAACAAATGAAGAAATTAAAGATGAGAATTGGTATGTTGAGGCGTTTAACACGGATCCATTGATTAGATTTTACGAGTTCGGTGAAGTCCAAGCGTTGATTAACACACTAACAAAAGCGATAGTAAAATGATATATAATTTTTTTAGAATGTTTGTTCTGTTGACTATTGGTGCATTTTTCATTATAGTTGCTGGTACATATTCATTAACCGAAATAATAAAACCAAATGGAAAGTAAAAAAGTAATGTATGAGAGTCTATTAAACCAACATAGACAAGTCTCAAACCAAATCAGTGAAATCAAAGCAAGGAATTTTGAACCAACGGAACAAGATAAAAAAGAAATCCAAGCTCTTGAATTAAGATTAATCAGTATTATGAACCAAATGCAAAGTTTGTTTTAAGATGAACAAAATACCAACACATGATCCTTACACCGGTGAACTTAATCCTTATTATGAGGAATTAACCGGTGAAAGAAATCCTTTATCGCCAGAAATTGAAGAAACCTCACCAACGTTTGATTTAAAACAGTTGGTTGGAAAGGAATTTAGATATAATGGTAAATACGGACTATCAACTTGGACGGATGTTGTTAAAAACATTGAGGTCATTCACGGTATTGAAACAAACCTCCAACTTCCAATTAAACCATTGAAGGATGGTGAAGGACAAAAACCATTTAAGCTATACGGATATAAGTATTATTTGCAAGTTAGGTCAACCAGGGGTAATCATTTGTATGACTTCAGTGATTGTGTTTTTTTAGATTAGTAACCAAATAAAAACAATATATGGAATATTTTAAATTATTTTTGAAGTGGCTCGGGTTAATAACGATGATTTCACTTTTTGCGGATTATGTTATAAGTAGAGAAGTTAACGGGTTCATCCAACTTTTAGGTATCGTCGGGTTGGTTGGGATCTTTATGTATTTAGCAGGCGAAACATTAAATAAATTAACAAACAAAAAATGATTGGAACATTAATCGTCCTAGCAGGACTAGTAATCGCCGGTTTTACGGCATTTAAAACAAGTGGTAATATGTATGAGGTTACTGAAAGTATGTATGGTACACGTAAAAGATTAAATGGTGCGTGGCTCGTTAAACCGATTGGTATTTTCATCCTCTCACTTATAATCGCAGCAATCCAACCATTCGCAATTGAGAAGATTGATGCCGGAAACAAAGGGTTGAAAATCAATTTGGTTGGAAATCAGAGAGGTGTTGCAAGTTACCAATATAAAACAGGTTGGGTTATGTATAACGCTTGGACTGAACAAGTATTGGAGTTTCCAATTTACCAACAACATATTGAATATGATGACCAGAGTGTAATCTTAAAAGGTGGATTCTCGGCAACCATTAAACCAACATTTAATTATTCATTACGTGAAGATGCGATTGGTGATATGTTTGTGAACTTGAGACGACCAATTGCCGATGTGGAACATGGATGGTTAAAGAACGCAATTATTGGTGCCGTTAATGACGTATCTAATACCTGGGAAGTGGATAGTATCTTTAATCACCGACAAGCCTTTGAAGCTGCCATCGTTGCCGAATGTAATTTGAGATTATCAAAGTGGTTTAATGTATCACAATTAAGAACAAATATTACACCACCAGAAGCACTACAAGAATCAATCATATCAAAGACAAAAGCAATCCAACAAGCCGAGGCTTCTCGTCAACAAGCAATTGCGGCAAAAGCCGATGGTGAAAGAAAGGTAGCCGTTGCAAGGGCCGATAGTGCTGAGACGGTAATTAATGCCGCAGCAAAAGCGAAAGCAATGGAACTTACACAACAAAAATTAACACCTTTGTATGTTGAGTTTAAAAAAGTTGAAAAATGGAATGGGGTTTTGCCTACAACAGTTACAAGTGGTTCTGGAACATTTTTAAATATTAAATAAGATGATAAGAAATTTTGGAACAGTATATTTTGTAATTATTTTAAGTGGTTTAATATACGGTGGAATTATGTATATGGCGTTTAATAAAAACAATACGTGTGATAAATTAGTAAGGTTTAATGACGGGACACAAATTGAGGTTAAAGATGTTAGTTCAGATGATAACGGAATGACAGTGATTAAAACCTGTACCGACGATATTTTAAGGACACCGACACTTAATATAAAAATGGTTGAAGAACTAAATAAATAAAATTAAATCCCCATCTTAGTAGTGGGGATTTGTTTTTTTAAAATAATATTATTAATTTTGGGGTTATGAAAGGAAGATTAATAAAAACGGATGTAAATTATATTCTTGAAGATGATAAAGGGGTTGTTATTGCATCAACATCTTTAAAGAAAGAAGGATTATCGTTATCACTCAAAAACTGTCAAGCAATTGAGAAAGGATATGATTTGGATGAGTTGGCTAAAATAGAATATCCTATTTGTGAAGTATGGAATGATGAAGAAGCACTTATTAGAGAACTTGCTTTTAAAAAAGGCTTCCAAAAAGCACTTGAGTTGATGGGTCATAAGATGTTTAGTGAGGAACAATTAAGAGAAGCGTTTTTCCATGTACAAAATGAACCCACTTTTGATGTTTTTAAACAATCACTACAACAAACTGAATGGGATGTTGAGATTGAGACTGTTCCGGCACTTTCAAATAATGGTAATGTTTATTATGGTGATATTCCAAAACTTGATGAAGATGGTTGTTTAATTTTAAAAAGAATATAAAAATGGATAAAAGAAGTACACACTACGGAGACGTAGCAAAATGGATAGAAAAGGTAATTGACTCTTGTGAGACATACCAACAGACATTTGCCGTTAAAACATTAATTAGTAATTTTAGAAAACAACTAATGAGAACTACACCTAACAAATATTGGAGAGATTATCAGTATAGTGTTATTTGGCCACTTGAAGCAAGGGTAACATCTAAAAGGCAGTCATTTATAAATAAGATTGAGGAATAATGGAAAACAGAAAATACCCAGTAGGTGGATTTGCACCTGGAAACTATATGTGTGAGTGTGTCACCTGTAAACACGATTTCTTAGGTGATAAATTAGCAGTACAATGCGAAACTTGTGCTATTGAAATGGTTAAAACAAAAATTGAGGTTGCCGAAAATGGTGGTATTGAAATAGTACATGACTATTTACCGGGGTTTATAGAACAATTTGGTGACGGACCTCTTGGTGAACTAGACCCAAATGAATGGACCGCACTTGATTTTTTGGAATGGTTAAAAATTAATAATTTTAAAATAATAAAAGATGTCAGATAATTTTAAAACAAAAAAGTGGATTGAAAAAGTAATTAAATCCTGTCAAAATTGGGAACAACTAACAACTTGTGAAAAACTGATATCCAATTTCAAAAACCAAATGATTAACAAAGGTTACGACAATATGTTGGCCTTACCATTCATATCGGATTTGGATTATAAAGTTAAATTAAAAAGAAACGAACTTATTGAATCAAAAAACTTGATTTTAAACAATTAAAAATGATTGACAACCTTGAACTTATTAAACCTTTATTAAATTTCTCAGAACCCGGAGATTTCTATTACTGTCTTATTTTAAAAAGAAAGAAAGATCAACCAGAAGGAGAACGAGATAATCACCAATCAGTAAGAACAATTAAAACTTATTGTATTGAATCCGTTGAATATCTTGAAAAACGTTATGAAGAAATCAAACAACTTTGTGAGTTTTTTAAAGCCAGAGCTTATGTTCAGGTTCAAAAACAAAACCACAAAGATGTGTCATTAAATATGATGGTCGCATTAGCTCAGAGAATTCAGGACGGAAGTCATAAACAAGATGGTTTGTTTAGTTCGGTTGTTGGACAAATAAAAACACACGAAAAAAGGTGGGTAATTGATATTGATGAAAAAACTCCGGAATTGGTTAATCAAGTTATTGATTTCATTGATTCACTTGAACCGGTTGGTCCCAAAATTGAAACGTGTTTACCAACCAAAGATGGTTATCATCTTATAACCAAAAGGTTTGACAACAAAACGTTTGGTGAGAAATATCCAGAAATTACAGTACAAAAAAAGAACCCAACTTTACTTTTTTTACCAAAATCACTAAATTAAAAATTATGAATAATATGTTTGATCCCAATACGTTAAAGAACCTTCAACAGATGATGAATGGTTTAACAAACTTTACACAACAACCGGCAATTGATTTTAAAACAATCAAAAAATTAATCCTAATAGTTGTGTTATCATTATTTTTATCCGGATTTGGTGTTGGTTTATTAATTGGGTTATTATTTTAATATTATGTTGAAATTATTATTAATTGGTTGGACTATTAGTTCATTATTTGTTATTAATTTAACAATCCAATATTTTTACGACGAATATAAAAACAGAAAAAAATAGATATGACAGAATACATCCATTACCCTTTACCGGGAGAAAAGTACCAACACTATAAAGGAGGTACATATGAGGTGATTTGTTTGGCAAATCACACAGATAATAATGAAGCATTGGTAATTTACAAATCATTATCTTTTGGTAGTACACACGCTAGACCATTAAAAGAGTGGATTGAAATTATTGGAAATGAAAAAGCGGGAACAACGTACCCATTACCAAGATTTACAAAAATATGAAAAAAGTAATTTACTACAGTTTAAGAGGTTTGTCGTTGGTTTTGGCAATTCCTTCGTTGGTTATCGGATTACCGGCCTTTATGGTAATGTTGGTTGCCGATTATATTGAAGATCCATATAATATGTCCGAAGATGTTAAAGAGAATTAATAGATGGTTTGAACTCAACTGGGGTTGGTTCTTCATCAACGGTAGGAAACAAGCCGAATGGGCTGATTATTTAAGAAACAAATGTAAAAAATAAAAAATGAAAAAAATAATTTTAAGTTTAGCACTTTTGTGTGGTAAAACAAGTTTCGCACAATTAGATTACGTCAAGAATTTCAAAAAAAATGAATATGGACTTTATGAGTTGAGTTTCAAAGATCCTATCCAGGCTATACATGAATACAATAATGTTCTAGATAAAAATGGTTCCGACACGCTTAACGTTGTTTATAATATAACTAAAAACCCAATTGATTTTGGTTTTTTTAGTAACGACCCAAATAGTGATAACATTATCGTTAGTATATTTTTAAGAGAAAATAACAAATACAAAATAATGTTTGGTGAAATTGACGGAACTATTGATAAGTATTTTTTTGAAGTAATTGACCAAAATGGTGTTATTACTGATTTATATTATAGGACACATAAAAAATAAAATATGAAAAAAATAATTTTAACAGTTGCGTTATTTTGTACTACAACCATAAATGGTCAAGTGAAACATTTAGATGGTTTTGAAAAAACAAAATTAGGTCACATCAGAACTGTATTTACAGAAGATGAGGCCATTAAAACATTCAGTTATGTGATGGATATGAATGGAATTGACACTGTACAATCTAAATACACAAGAGGAGACAATCCGGTAGCGTTTAGTTTTTTTAAAACGGATGAAAAATCAAAGAAAGTTAATGTTGCCGCAATCATTCACTATGATGGTGTTTATGATGTTTTATTTATGACCATCAAAGACCAAAATACAGTTTTATTTAATGTTAAAGATAAGAATGGTGAAATAATTGAATTAATATACGAAAAACCAGAATAATGAAAAAAATTGAAGTTAATTTAGGAATTGGGATGAATATGTTTTTTCCTGAACCAGTGGTAATTGAAATACCAGATAATGGAATCTTTGTTGAAGAACTTGTAAAGTCATATCAAAAATATCTTGAGTTTTGTAAAACTCTGGAACAACCAAATTATGATTACTTGGTTGACGACCCAAAGGAAAATAAAGTAAGAGAATTTACATTGGAAGAGTTTGTTAATGTTTGGGAAAGTAATGACGAGTTCCAAGGAAAGTTTAATTAATTTGTAAATTCAAAAAATGATTATTATATTTGTAAAAAAATAATCATATGAAAAAAATATTAATCTTCAGTTTAATTTTAACATCTTGTAAAACTCAAGATATTGTTCAGTACGAAAAAAACAAATCAGTAGTCGTGAGTTGGGAAACCAATAGTCAAACTTTTGATGTTTATAGATCTGATTCGTTGGTAGTACAGAAAATACCTTGTGATGGCATCAATCAATTAACCTTACATAATTATGACCAAGGTGACTATAAATTCATTTTCAAAAATGATGGTGTTGTTACTGAAGAAAAACTAATTAAAATTGTTGATAAAAAATAATATGGAAATAGAAAAATTTGAAGAAGCAAAAAAAATCAAGGAAGAACTTGATAGGTTTGAAATACAAAAACGTAAATTGGAAGAAGCTTTTAAATCTTGTTCTTTGGGTGTGACAATTGGTTATTCATATGGTGGAACCTTCCCAAGAAAAGGTGAGGTAAGTCTTTATAATAAAGACGCAATTAAAGAAATGATTTGTAGAGAACTACGAAGTTTAGAAGAGCAAATTGATTTAGTAAAAGAAGAATTTGAAAAATTATAGTATGGAACAGAACCCTATAGAATTTATTAAGGAAAAAATTGAACTTGATGGAGACACCGATTTTTTACATATTAATTGGGACAAGTTTTATGATATTATAGAACAAGCCTATTTGATGGATATAAAAAGAATGGAATCCCTTAAAGATTTTGATACTTGGAAAGAATGGAAAAACTCATAATGATATGTATAGAATTAAAATAGAAGAAAGTAACAACGGAGAAAAACGTTATATACCACAAGTTGGAACAAATAAATTGAGAACTGGTAGGGTTGTTTGGTTGGGTACCAAATGGGAGAATATAATTACACATCACAATCGTTATACAACATCAAATGGTATAACAGAATTACATAATACCGAACAAGAAGCTCTTAATGTAATTGAATCGTTTAAGAAAAGTGTTTTAGAAGAAGATGGTAACAAAGTTAAATTCACAACATATAAAATGATTGATTGATATGAGTTATAAAGTAAAACATATAGGTGAAGGTAAATTTGAAGCAACACTTGATAATGGTGAAACAAAAGAAGTTGGAAAGAATATTATAGGGATGATTAGATATACTTATTTTGCAGATTTTAAATTACCACCAGTTAATTGGGAAATCACACAAAAACAATTATTGGAGGACTATCAGCCAAAAGTAATGAAAGACATTATGGAAGGTAAAATACTATATGGTAAACACGAATTTGGACAAACAGATTGGATTGAATAAAATTAAATAATATGAACGCACAAGAAGCAAGAAAGATGGCCGAGGAGTTTGAGTGGACTCCTGAGATAGACGAAACCATAGAGTTGATTAAGAAATCCGCAAACAGAGGAGAGTTCTCAACAACAACAAATAGAATGAAACCATCAACACAGAGGTATCTTGAAAGAGTGGGGTATAAAGTTCGGTGGCATGATGTTCAAAGAGACGGTTATTGGGAAGTAAGTTGGTAAAAAAAAGATTATGAGTGAACAAATTAAAATAGAAATTTCCTTTACTATGGAGGAAATGGAGAACTTCCTTTTATACAACTACCCAACAAATTATCACTGGAAAGATAGGGTTAAGAAAGATGTAATGGTGTACGGTAACGATATTGTTGTTGAAGACATAAAAGAAGAGTTTGTTAAGTGTTTCAAGGAAACATTATTGAGTCAAAGACTTAATTCAAGACCATCAATATACAAATAAAATAAAAGATGAATAAAGAAACAAAATTTAAAGTGGGAGACAAGGCTCACAAACCAAAAGGTTATAAATTTCCTTGTACAATTGTAGGTGTATTTGAAACTATTGTTGGTGAAGTACGGGTGATTGGTGAAATGGATGAATATGGATTATTACATATTTTTAACGAAAATCAATTGGAACATTATGAATAAAGAACAACAAGAATTATTGGACGAATGTTATAAAAACTATTGGGGGAAAGTGTCTGTTAATAATGAAGAAGATTGTTTAGTTAAACAAGAAGAAGGATCACTTCTAAAAGAAGTAAGAGTTCTTTATCAACAAGAATTTATCAACAAATGTAAAACTGATATTGAGTTCTCTGAAAAGTGGGGATTAAAGATTGAAGAACGAGAGCTGAGTTTGGAAGAGAGATGTGGTATTCAAATAAACAGAAATGATTATCAATCATACTACACAAAAGATGAGTTAGATGAAAATAACATTCCAACCAAACTAATCACAGTTAATTATAAAAACGAAAAAATAGAAGTTTATGAGTAAAACAAGAGAAAAATTATTGAATGCAAATAAGTATTGTCACATCTATGTGGATGATGACGGGATAACTAATTATCACGATACTGAAACAAATGAGACTTATAGGGTTATACCTGACAAAGGAGCATTAGGTTTTTATTTGGAATATTTTAAAGATGGTGTATTAAAAGCAAGAAATTCACTTGAATTTAAAGAACTTAAAATACTTGCAAATCTTGCTGGGAGTAATTATTTACTGAATAATTTAATTGGTGGAGAACTTAAATCAGAGTAATATGAGTTGGAAGAAAACAATTAAAGAAGTAAAAGTAGGTGATTCTGTGGAGAATAACCGAAATGGTAAAGGTATGGTAATTGCAAAAACCGCAAGAACTGTTACGGTATTATTTGAAAATGGTAACAAAGTTAAAAACAGTTATAAATACTCTGATGATTATTTCTGGGAAACAGATTTTTAAACAAAAACAAAGATTAAAAAATTAAAAGATGAATAAAGAAACAAAATTTAAAGTGGGAGACAAGGCTCACAAACCAAAAGGTTATAAATTTCCTTGTACAATTGTGGGTGTATTTGAAACAATTGCTGGTGAAGTCCGGGTGATTGGTGAAATGGATGAATACGGATTATTACATATTTTTAACGAAGACCAATTGGAAAAAGTTCCACAACAAACAAATGGTGAAGTTAAAACAAAGTGGGATTTATGAGTAAAGCCGACAAATATTATATTCAAAACATCCAAAAAATTATGGAAGAAGGTTCTTGGGATGAAAATCCAAGACCAAAATACGAGGATGGAACACCGGCAAACTCAAAATTTATTACAGGAGTTTTTGAAGAGTATGACATATCAAAAGAAGAGTTTCCAATTCCGACATTAAGAAATACCGCAATTAAAACCGGTATTAAAGAAATTTTATGGATATATCAAAAACAAACTTCATCATTGAGAGTTGCTCGTGAAATGGGTATTAACTGGTGGGAAGAATGGAATATTGGTGACGATACAATCGGACAAAGATATGGTGCAACAATTGGAAGATACAATCTAATTGATAGATTATTAGTAGGTTTAATTGATGATCCGTTTGGTAGAAGACATATCATCAATATGTTTCAGTATCAAGATTTATTTGAAACAAAAGGTTTATTTCCTTGCGCATACGAAATACTATTCTCGGTAAGAAAAAATAACGGAGAATTAACTCTTGATATGACACTAATCCAACGCAGCAACGATTATTTAGTTGCTGGTTATATTAACAAAATTCAATATACAGCACTTTTAATGATGGTTGCGGGACATTGTGACTATAAAGTTGGTAAGTTTTGTCATTTGGTTCAGAACCTACATATATACGATAGACATTTTGTTGGTGTTTCAGAATTATTAAACAAGGAACCATTAGACACACAACCAAAGTTAATTTTAAAAGAGAATAAAAACTTCTACGACTACACAATTGATGATTTTGAGATTACCGGAATTGACAGTATAACTAAAATAAATTCAAAATTAGAGTTGGCAATTTAGGTTTTTTTAGGACTACCATTTAACTTTTTATCTTTTGTAGATATTTATATTAAAAGGTAGTCCTATGGTTGGTATTTATAGAATAAAAAATTTGGTAAATGGAAAGATTTATTATGGTTCGTCAAAAGACATTAAAAAAAGATGGAGAACACATAAAAATAAATTAAACAATGGAAAACATCATAATTCACCATTGCTTAACGCTTGGAACAAATACGGGGAAGAAAATTTTATTTTTGAAATTATTGAACTGTGTGATGAAAAAATTTTACTTGAAAGAGAACAACATTATTTAGATTTAAAACCAGAATATAATATCGGAATTAAATCTAGTGGTGGTGACAACATAACAAAAAATCCAAATAAAAAAGATATTATTCGTAGAATTACAGAATCAATTAAAAAAAGATACAAATTGATGACAGACGAAGAAAAAAAAGAAATGTTTTCATTACCTATGGATAAGAATCCTAATTGGAAAGGTGGTATTAGTTATAAATATTGCGAATGTGGTGTAAAAATTAAACCAATAAATGATACTTGTTATAAATGTAGACCCAGAAGTGAAGATAAAAATCCATTTTTTGGTAAACAACACTCCGAGGAAACAAAAAAGAAATTAAGTGAAGGTAAGAAAGGAAAATATCACGGAGAACAAAATATACCTATAATAATTGATGATGTTGAATACAGATCGGCTGGTGAAGCATCCAAAACACTTAATATCCCAATGGTTACGATAAGGTGGAGAGTAATTAGTAAAAACAAAAAGTTTGAAAATTACAAATATAAAGAGTAAGGGTTTACCCCCAATTTAACCAGAAGGTCTTTTCAAATCAAAATAGATTGTTTAAGTTTGTATAAGAAATTTAAAAAAAAGTAGAATATGAAAACAACAGTAGAATGGTTTGTAATAGAATTAAGAAAACTAATTAAAGAATCAGAACTTAGTGATATGAGACCAAGTGAGTTTGATGCTAAAGAAGTGATGCTTATAGAACAAGCCAAAGAAATGGAAGAACAAGAACAAAAATCATTGTTAGAATGGATTAGAGATAATGCAGTTGAAGTAAGAGAAGGGTGGCATTGTGTAGGGCAGTATCCAGATAAAACATATACTGACGAAGAGATAATTGAAGTGTATCAAAAACAAAAAACCTTTAAATCAGAATAGAATGGAAGGAAAATACTTAATAACAACAGACAAGTGGTTTACTGCGCCAGACGGTTTTTCGTATCAAGCAGTTTGGGGTGATGTTAAAATCGTGGAGGATTCGGTCCTTGGAGTTAAGACCAACAGAAATAGTGCCAATTGGTATGCTGTTGTTGGTGGAAATGGTAAAGAAATTATAATTGCAGGATGTCAAATACATTATGCCGTTAAATCTGAATATAAACCATACACTGGTAGAGTAAGGGATTGGCATACAGCAGACAACGGAAGTGTTGTTGAGAATGAAAGACCAACAAAAATTTATATTGCCGAATAATATGGAAGAAGATTATACATTTAAATCAATAAAACCCCCCACATATGCTGGAGGTTATAGATTAGGTAAACTTGAAACTAACTATACTCAATTTAATATGACCCATAAACCAAATTGGTTTCACAGACAAATGATGAGAATATTTTTTGGTTGGTATTGGTTTGATAATGGTGTAAAATAGTTTTAACAAAAACAGATAAAATTGTAAAAAGTAATTAAAGTTATGGACATAAAAAACTTACCACCAACAGAACTCATCGCCCTTAAAAAATACTTTGAAAGTAGGTATGAAAAATTGGACCCAAAATATTGGGATAAACAAAAAGATGCGATAGAGGTTGTCAAAAAAATTGAGACAATATTAGATAAAATGGGTAAAAGAATAATAACTGATTTATGAAATTAGGAAAACAAACATTAATTGACAATGACTATTGGGAAAGTGGCGAATGGAAACAACCGCCGGTAAAAATAAAACACGGAGATTTGGTGGACATTAAATGCGAAAACTACCCAATTATGCTTGGAAGATATATTGGTAAAGGTATGGGTGTCGTAGAATTACATAATTATTCAACTGGAACTAGTTACCATATCGGTAAAGTTGTATCAAGAGGTTTAGACAGAAATCCACGTCTAATATCGGATGAAAAATTATTTGAATTTATAAAAGATTAAAAATTATTAAAAATGAAATTAGGAGAATTCATAGAAAAATTTAGTCATAATAATTTGATTAGATTACATTACAAGGAAAAAGGTGGAAACCGACTTGTATTGGAAGATTGGAATGATGTGTCAATGGACTGGGAAGTTAATAAACAAAAAGGAAAGTTCAGACATTATGTAAATAATGAAGTATTGAGCCTTGCCAGTATTTACTTTCCACCAGGAATGAACCATCGTTATCCGGAAGCAATCAATATTGTAATTGAAGAATTGGAAAATCAACCTATGATTGATGAGGTTGAAGATGAAATAAATTATGAATCAGCAGGATAATGAAAGACATAGGTTTAGAAATAACAAAAGAAGAGATCCAAGAAATTGAAAGATTAACCGGAGGAAAAATTGGGACACACACATTTGGACCAAACAACGAATACACATTAGAAAATTCATTCTTATCACTTGATGGGACATACATTGGTAGTATGGACGAAGCAAGATGGTACGTGAAAAACAAAATGATGGTAGATGAAAAATACCCACATGGAGTTGCCGCAGTTATTACCGAAGAAACATATGGAACCGATAAACCTGTTATTGAAGGAATGTATGGGTATACGCATAGAGGAGGAAATCTATTTAAAATTGGTGATAGGTTGTTTGATGAAAAATACAAACCAACCAAAGAAGATTATCCTAAAGATGAATGGAATGAATATGAAACCAGATTTAAAGAACTTTATGAGTCAGAAGATGAACTTGGAAAAAGATGGATGGATGCTGACGGAATATCATATGTGATACCTTATAAATTAAGAGGTTCAAGAATCATTGAAACAATGGAAGATGCGTTTGAAGCAGCCAAAAATATGTCAAATTATTTAAGTTAATATTATGAACGAAAAACAAACTTACGACTACGGATGTGTAATGTTATATTTTGATTTCCCTGAGATCAAAAACCTACATTCACTAATTGATGAAGAAGACATCTACACCGAAGATGGTGATAGAAGTTTTGGTTTAGAAGACGAACCACACACCACATTACTCTATGGATTGCATGATGATGTTACTGAAGGTGATGTTGCAGATGTGATAAACAACTTTGATTATGGAACTTGTAGAATTACAAATCCATCTTTATTTGAAAATGAAAAATATGATGTTTTGAAGTTTGATACTAGTGGACCAAACTTACATGAAACAAATAAAGAGTTATCAAATTATCCACACACAACATCATTTCCTGACTACCACCCCCATTTAACAATCGGTTATTTAAAATCAGGAATGGGTAAGAAATATGCAAATAAATTAAAAGGAATCCAATTCAAATTGGAACCAACCCATGTTGTATATTCTATGGCAAATGGAGATAAAATAAATTATAACATATAATTAAATAATTAAAATATGTTAGGACTAAAAAAGGTTGAACCCGGTAGATGGAAAAATGATTGGATGGAATTTTATCCCGGATTTCACAAGTGGAACTTTAGGTACCTACCAAGTAATGGGTTAAATTGGAAATTGGATTTTTGTTTTATTTGGGGGCAATTTTATATGACGTTCAAAACAAACAAACCACCAAAATATAAAGATGAAAGACCAACATATGGATTTTATTTTTATTCTGTAAGTAATTGGTTTCCTGATTCATTATGGTTCCACAGAGGAACTAAAAAAATAAAATGTATAGATTTACCTTGGCAATATGATTGGGTTAGAACTTCCGTATTTTTAAAGGATGGAACTTGGACTCACGATACTAAAAAAAATAAAACGGACTTTTATGACCCAAAGTTTAAAAATAAAATACATACAGAAAAACATACCTATTATTATATCCACGATGGTATTTTTCAAGAAACCGAAGCCATTTGTACACTAGAAGAACGAGAATGGAGACCCAAATGTTTTAAATGGACTGGTTTGTTTAAAAAAGTAAGAACAACTATTGACGTTGAATTTACAAATCCCATCGGTAGTGGTGTTAACACATATAAAGGTGGTACTTACGGTGCCGGACATGATATTAAAAAAGGTGAAACAATTAGGGATTGTCTAATAAGGATGATGGACGAAAGAAAGTTTTAAACTTATTTTATAACCACTTTTTCACCACCCCCCCTTATTAACCCATTAACCGATTTTAGATCCGAAATTATAATTTTCCCATCCAAGTTTGAACCAACCCAAACGTATTTCTTTTTTCCAATGAACAAAACTTTAAAAAACTTGGATGGTATTGGAATTTTACTACCACCCATATAGTTAACACCATCATAAATAACACCAGTTATAATAACCACATCTTTTTTGTATTTGGAAACAGAATCCTCAACTGATCTCTCCAACCTCATCCAAGAACCCCTATTAAATTTTGGTAACTGAGGTACCGAATTAAACAAACTAAACGATCTATAATTAAGTTCATTGTCATATGATGTGATGTGTGATGGTGTTAAATGTCCCATATCATATCCGGATTTGTAGTAGTATTTTGTGTCGTACTTATCAACAAATACGTCCTGAAACCAGTTGTCACTTCTTTCTTTGTCAAGTTTTAAAAAATCAACATATTTTAGTTTGTGTATGGATATAAAAGTACACGTATCTTTTGTTAATATGAGTGTCATATCACCGTGGTTGATTTTTATATTGTTTGTTTTAATTGTTTGACAAAAATAGTTAAGTGATATTAGTAGGAAGAATAATAATGTTCGCATAATGAATCTTTAAAAATAAATATTAATCTTTAGTAAAGAAATAGTCGTTGGCTGTAAATATATGTCAAAATGTTTGGTCAGATTAAATATTATCATTATATTTGTTCATATTTATTAATTGATGAAGTATTTACTTTCCATATTGACACTTATTGTAACTTTTTTTACTGTAGCACAAATTACAGCAAACGGAAATTCTGGAGTTAGACCAACGGTTTATACAAACGGATCACCAAACAATTCAATCTTTATTTGGTGTGGTGTAGGAAATAATGGCTCATTGACTTATACACCAACTTCCGGAACGGCACCTTATACATTCAACTGGTTCTCATATTCCAATACAACTTTTTCTTGGAATACATTAACCACCCAAAACGGCGCAACATCTACTTTAAATAATTTGTCTAACGGTGGTTATAGAATTGAGGTTTATTCATCAAACGGTACATTGGTTGGTTGTGATATTGCTTGGGTTTGGAATGTAAATAATCAAGTTACAGCCTCAAACACACAAGTTAGTTGTGGGTCAACAAACTTAATTGGAACCAATACAGTTACACCAACATCGTTTACTTATTATAATCCACCACCACCACAATCAATAATAAACACCAACACAACAATTAAAGTTTGTTTTACCGGAAATCACACTTGGGTTTCAGATTTGGGATTCTATTTAATTGGACCGGCTTCTTGTGGTAGCCCAGTGATTACCTTATCACCAAATCCAGGATCCAATAGTCAAGGTAGTATTTGTAATGGTGGAAACAACTTCAATAACCTTTGTTTTACAAATGCGGCAAGTCCCAATTTAAATGTATGTTCATCACCAACACCATTAACTGGAACTTATGATTCGTATGGACCAACTCCGGGAACCAATATTAATTTTTCACCACTTATTGGTTGTAACGCGGCACAAGGTGGTTGGAGAGTTCAGGTGTTTGATTGTATTTCATCCGATGTTGGTAAGTTAACTAATGCAAACATAACTTTTTCAAATTTAACATCCATTTGTGGTTCACCAACAACCATAACTTATAGTTCAGGAACAATAAATTCAAACATAAATGATAATTCATGTTCACAAGCGACGGCATCCGTTTATCAGGTACCACCACCGACAAATTTAACAACACCAATAACAATAAATGGTACCACCACAATTCAATGGACAAGTAATCCATCGGCAACAATTGCAAATTCAACAAACCTTAATACAACGACAACAAACGTGACACAACAAACAACATTTACTTTAACTTCAACATTCAGTGTAGGTGGAACAAATGTTTGTGTTTCAACAGCTCAAACAACCTTTACACCAACACCATTAACCGCCAACTTTACGTTTGTTAATCCATCTTGCTTTGGTTTGTGTGACGGTTCGGCAACCGCAACGCCAACATCAGGAACTTTACCTTATATATATGTTTGGACACCAAGTGGTTCCACACAAACAATATCTAATTTATGTTCCGGAACATATAATGTAACGGTCACTGACGCTAATGGTTGTACTGTAAGTGGAAGTGTAACCTTAACGGACCCAAATCAGTTAATATTAACCCCAATAAACCATAATTAAATCTAAACACCATGAAAAAAGTAATTTTAATTTTAGCTCTTTTAGTATCAAGCTCTTTGTTCTCACAACTTGTAACAACAAACCCTGATACGGTCTGTTTCCAATCAACAACACTATCCACTTATACAGTACAAAATATCGGTTCGGGGACCTATACGTGGACAATACCAGGTTCAGCAACCCTAGTTTCTGGACAAGGAACAAACTCAATCCAAGTGGATTGGTCAGCAACACCAGCCGGTCTTATAAATAACGCCATATCTGTAACATATACTTCGGGTTCTGGATGTCAAGCTCAACCGGTAACATTAAACGTGTTGATCTACCAATTCACACCAACTATTGCTGCTTTAGGTCCATTTTGTGAATCTGATCCTTGTGTTACTTTGGTTGGTTCACCGGTTGGTGGTACTTGGTCTGGAACCGGAGTCTCTGGAAATCAATTTTGTCCAGATAACGTGGCAAACGGAACGAACGCAATTTCCAATGTGACATATACTGTAACAAATGGTGGATGTACGTTCTCAACTTCAACAACAGTACCAGTATTTGGTACACCAACTTTATCACCAATTCAACATAACTAAAATATGAAATTTATTTCATCCATATTGGTTTTAATCATATGTTTTGTTTCTTCAGCACAAGATACACTTGAGATCTGTGCTGGGGAACCCAAAACGGTTAGCTATTTTGCCTCATCAACGAGTGATGGTGAAAATACCTGGAAGGTCAATGGTGAAACATTTATTGGTGATGAATTAACTTATACTTATACTCAAGGTGGTTTATACAATATAACTGTACGTAGAGAAAATTGGTTATGTTATGTTGAACAAACACTCCAAGTTTTTGTAAGTGAATGTCCAGGTGTTACTTTTTGGGTACCAAACACATTTACACCAGATGGTGACGAATTTAATCAATATTTTGGCCCAGTAATGAATGAAGGATTTGATGTTGATGGTTATTCGTTTTTGATTTTTAACAGATGGGGTGAAACCATATTTAGTTCATCTGACCCAAATGGAAAGTGGGATGGTATGTACAATAACGTTTTATGTCAATACGGAACTTATAGTTGGGTGTTAAGGTTTAATGTTAAAGGTGATGATGGTGTCATTCAAAAATCAGGTAATGTTAATTTACTTCGTTGATTGTTAGTCCCACCACCATCTCATTCTTTCTTTTAAAATTTTAAACAATAAATTATGCGCTTTTTCTTGATTATGTTTTGAAACATAATGACATAAATCTCTTTTATTTAGATTGGGATTTTCTTTTAATATTTTACGGACACTTGATGGGTATTTTTTTAAAAAATCATCATAAGTCTCACTTGAAACCTCTATATCTGCGGACCTAAGATTTTCATTACCTTCAACCGGTTTAAATACAACATCAGAGTCTTCATAATCAAGATATTCAGTGTTGTAGTATTCGTCTTTAACTCTTTCAATTAGGTTTAAAACAATAGTCATATCACGATTATCTCTATCAACCTCCATATGACGATTTGCATAGATAATTTCTTTTCTTTGAAATTCTATTTTCTTTTGAAGGATTGTAAAAATATACCAGTCATCCCAATCCTTATCTTTATATAAAGTTGGTATCCATCTAAAGATATTTTTTATACCTCCGATAAAGTATCTTATTCTCCAATTTGTGTTTCGCCATATGAATGGAAATACCCCCTTTCTATTCCAAGCGGATTCTTCAGGTATTGTTAGTTTCTTGTAATTTTTCATTGTATTGTAAATATAACGAAAAAACAACCAAAAAGTTAATAGTTAAACTCAAAAAAATCTCAAATAAATAATGCCAATTTGTTTGTGTTAAGGAAACGTGGGTTCCAAACCACATAAATGAACCATATTTGTTCATAACTTCAATTAGTAGATATTTCAAAAAGTTTTTCATATATTTATAATTATGGCGAAGGACTTAAATACACCAAACCCAAAACTAGAGGTTGGTGATAGAATTGTTTTAATTCACATGGATGGTGAAGAAGTTCCGATTGGATCAAAAGGTAAAGTTGTTGGAATAAATAACCAACCAAGGTATAGACCGACAGACTCTGGTATGGGGTATTGGGTTGAGTTTTATGACTCAGATACCGATGAATTTATTTCCAAACTGACTTTGATTCCGGAAGATGATATTTGGTTGTATGACAAAGATTATTATCAAAGTTTGGGTTGATATCCTTAATTTTTTTTTCTATTATTTGTTGTAAACAAAAAATTATGGAAAAAAACGACATCTTAAAATACGGAGAAATTCAATATCTAAAAGGACGACTTGATGAATTATTTAAGTCATTTTATGTCATCACAGATTTACACGAAAGTAGATTAATAGACCAGCGAATTGAAAAATATTTAAATAAGTTGAAACATGTGGATGAGGTTTCATACTACCTATATGAGGTTGAATTAACATCAAGAAGAAAATCAAAAGAAAGATCCAAAAAAGAAGTTAAAACATTGTTGGAAAATGTTTTGAATGAGGAAAATATTTCAGAAGAACTTATTGAAAAAATTAAAAAACAAATTGATAAATATTAATTAATTTTTGTTATATTTGTATCATGAAAAAGAGGTTAACATTTATATCGGATACACATACAAAACACAATTTGTTGGATGGGTTTTTACCTGGTGGTGATATATTGTTGTGTGCTGGAGACATATCCAGTCGTGGTTATGTTACCGAATTAGAGAATTTCTTTGGATGGTATGATAAAATAGATAACTACGACACAAAAGTTTTTATCGCAGGTAATCATGATTTTGGGTTCCAGGATGATCCAGAAAAAATAAAAGGTTTGCTCACCGGTTATAAAACAATAGACTACCTTCAAGATGATTGGATGTTGGTTGGTGAGGATTATGATAAATTGGTTAAAATCTGGGGTAGTCCATGGCAACCTGAATTTCATAATTGGGCATTTAATTTACCTCGTGGTGAAAAACTAATGGATAAGTGGAACTTGATACCAAAAGATGTTGATATACTTGTAACTCACGGACCCGCTTTTGGTAAATTAGATTTTGTTCCATATGACGGAGTAAATGTTGGTTGTGAAGA